GCACCGCGAACACCGGCCGGCCGAGCTGCGCGGCGTGGTGGGCGGTGTTGAGTGCCCCCGACCGGGCGCCGGCCTCGACCACGACCGTGACGTCGGCCAGCGCGGCGATCAGCCGGTTCCGCGCCAGAAACGAGCCAATAGATGCGTGCGAACTGAGACTCTTCCTTCCAGCGCCGTAGAACAGAGGGTGACCCCAAGAGCAGCCCTGTATCTACGCCAGTCCGTGGAGCACGCCGAAGGCATCGACCGCCAGGACGCGCGCACCCGTTCCATGGCCGCATCACGTGGCTGGACCGTGGCGGGCGTCTATGCGGACGACGGGCAATCCGCCTCAAAGGACCGTGGTCCGAAGAGCGCGTGGCGGCAGATGCTCACTGCGGCTGAGCGAGGCGACATCACTCACGTGGTGGCCGTGGACCTTGACCGGCTCCTCCGCTCTCAGCGGGACCTCCTCACCCTCATCGAGTCCGGCTTGGCCGTCGTCACGGTCGATGGCGAGATTGACCTGGCATCGGCGGACGGTGAGTTCCGCGCATCGATGATGGCTGCCATGGCTCGCTTCGAGGTCAGGCGGAAGAGCGAGCGGCAGAAGCGGGCGAACGAGTACCGGGCGTCCCAGGGCCGTCCGGTGCCGGGGCGTCGTCGCTACGGGTATGAGCGGGACAACGTGACGCCCCGTCCCGATGAGGCAGCCGTGGTCCAGTACATCTTCCAGACCTTCGTGGAGACAGCTTCGGTCCGAGGCATTGCGGAGACGCTGAACGCCGAAGGCCGCTTCCCCACGACCGGCACCCAGCGATGGACGCCCCGCCGTATCCGGGACACCATCCTCAACCGGGCTTACATCGGAGAGGTCCCCCACTTGGGCACCTGGACTCCGAGCGAGGCTCTGGTCCCCCTCGTGGACGTACCTCTCTATAGGCGGGCCAGCGAGATGCTGGCTGACCCCACTCGGAAGACCAGCCCCGGCGCGGAGGTTCGGCACCTTCTGTCCGGCATCACCTACTGCGGTGTTTGCGGTTCGCGCTTGACGTTCATGCGTGACTACCGGTGCCGCGCCGACTCCAAGCACCCCGTCATCAAGAAGGAGAAGTTGGAGCGCATCGTCATGCGAGCCGTGACCTCCGCACTCCTCCTGGGGCCGTCCGCGATCCTCCCGGCGACCAGTGACGAGCAGGACACCATGGAGGCGCTGGACGCCGCACTGAGGCGCGTACAGCGGCAGCGCGAAGGCATCATGTCGCTGGTCCGCGAAGGCCTCACGGACGCCGCAGCAGAGCGCCCTGCCCTCACCCGTTTGAAGGACGAAGAACGCCGCCTCGTGTCACGGCGTGACCAGCTCGCGCAGTCGAGCGTGGCGGCGGAAGTTCTGGCTGGCATCAAGTCTCATCTCTTCGACGGACACCGGGTGAGCATCCAGCAGGCCGTGGAGGCCCGTCAGGCGATCCGGGAGCGCGTGGAAAGCCTGAGCCTTGCCCGCCACCGTGAGCTGATCCAGCTTCTCGTACACGTGACGGTCAACCTCGGACGCTCTGAGGACCGCGTTGTCGTCGCTCACCGAGTCGTGGGCTCTCTCAACGAGGACGCAGCGTGACGGAACGTGTTTGGACGGCGGACGCGGACATGCCGTGGAACAAGCCGAAGGCCCGCCGTCAGCGAGAATCGAAGCCCGCACCAGTCGCCATTCCTCCGGTCCAGAAGAAGCCCGCACCAGTCGTCATTCCGCCCGTCAAGAAAAAGTCCGCTCCGGCCGTACCACTCCACGTGAAGAGGGCGGACCGTGGCCCTATGCCCGGACGTTGGCAGGAGTTAGCACCGAAGTTCTCAGCAGCACTCGCCGTGGACCACCGCTACGCCGAGGCGTTGGCACGGGATTTCCACCGGCTCCAGGAGCGAGACAAGGCCCGCCGCGGCATGTAGTCTTATCTCGTTGCTCCGAGTATTCGAGACACGCGGAAGTACGAACATGGCCCCTCAGGCTTAAGTCACCTGAGGGGCCATTCCTTTGCCCTCATGAGTCTCAAAAGAAGTTCTTGACCTGCTAGGAAGCTGGGAATGAGTCTCTGTCCAGGACGAGGACCAGCGGAGGAAGCCTCGGGTACTCATCATGGAACTACTCGAATGCTCTTGACTGGAGAACACCGTGAACATCACTTCTTCTGCGACAGATAACATCACCCGCCAGGGTGATACTCACAAGGCGCAGCCGCAGCGCAGGCTGGACATGCCTTCTCGTGACTTCACTGGTCGCTCCGCGTACGAGTACAAGACCAAGCAGGGCAAGGCTCGCCATGTTCCCGAGGACATCTTCGAGCAGTGGTTGTGGAGCCGCCTCTCTTCGCTCGCAAACATTCTCATGAACGATGCCCGCCAGAAGGCGCTGTCCGTTAACGAGAAGACCGGAGAGGTATCGGAGGGCACCGCCACGACCATCGACGCTCAGGCGCTCGCACAGAGCCTCCTGGAGCTGGTCTGGTCTGAGGCTGCCGACCGCATCACTGTGGAGCAGCAGGGCAGCCATCAGAAGAACCCGAACAGCATCACCATCGCTCACCTGGAGGACATGGTGGAACGCATCGCTTCCCACCAGCGCAGCACGTGGAACCCCAACTACGTGGACGAGCTTCGCGCTCGCGCCAGCGTCAACGGGAAGAAATCCAAGCGACCACGCGACAACACGGTCTTCGAGGTACTGGGCTTCCCCTTCGCAGACCACAGCATCAAGGCGAACAAGGACATCATCGCGGCAGCGCTGGGCAAGAGTGTTCGCACGGTGGAGCGGCACCTGAAGGACTATCGCGAGGCCCCCTCCGGTTGGGTGGCTACCTCCCCGTCTCGTTATCTGTCGCAGCCAGAGCCGAAGGCACCTACCTCCACTCCCCGTTATCTGTCGCGAGGCGACCAGCTCATGGCATTGGCCTACGACGATCGTCCACGGGCAAAGAAGGCTGAGCCGGTGGACTGGACCTATCTCCTGGACATCCCTGAGACTCAGGCCCCTGAGGCGAACGTCCCGCCGGAGTGGGACACGCGCTCACTGATGTTCCTGAACGCTGAGCTGGCCACGATCGAGGACGACGGCCTCTCGAACGACCTGGAGTCGTGGATGGAACACGAGCTGTTGGCAGCTTAGTTGTCCATTGCAGGGTGTCGGTGGTCGCCTGTACGTTGCGATTGTCAGAACTACTTCTGGCCCGAACAGAGGAGGCACCATGGCAATCGAGTTGCCGGACAACTTCGACAAGGACGACATCGAACACTTCGTGGAAACGAAGATTCACGAAGAGACGGAACAGCTCTGGGAAGCACTGAAGGTACTGCAGGGCCACGTGGATGCCAACGAGGGCATGGCGGATGCAGACCGAGAAGAGCTGAAGCGAGTGGGCGACCTCGTGGACGGGACGGACTCCGAATGACTGACGACGTGCGTCGCGTGGTGCACAAGTGGATGGCGGACCGGGAAAAGCCTGGGTACATCTCGCAGGAGATAATGGAGAACATCGCGCGGCAGCAGCGATTGGAAGCAGAGCAAGAGCAGAACCGTTAGACTGATTTAGCTCCTTCGCCCGAGCAGTGGACAGGCCCCTCAGAATTACTTCTGAGGGGCCTTCTTCATTCCCAGGTTCTTGCCAGCGAGAATCGCTTGAACCGTTCGACATTTACCGACGTCAAGCCGATAGTAGTGAGGGAAGGCGGGTGTTCCCGACTTCTATCCCGGGCGAAAGGACATAGAAGATGTTTCGGAAGATCATGAACAACCTGGCTTACGTCCGCGAATTGCGCTTGGAGCGCGACGCATGGCGAGCACTGGCACATGTCGCAGCCGAACACCCCGAACTCGCGAAGAAGGCAGGCCTCTGACCATGAGCACCGACGACAACATCAACGCAGGCATCTCGGTCCTCGTGGACACGGACATGTCCTTGGACCACCTGGACGGCATCCTCACCACGCTCCGCAAGCACGGCCTCAGCCCCCGGTACTTCGAGTACGAGCCAGAGCAGGACGCGCCGAAGGCTGCCGCCGCCCTGACCTACGAGCCGGAGCTGGACATGCCCAAGGTGGATGCAGCGTTCCGTACCGATGCAGTCGCAATGCTGTCCGAAGTCGCCAGCTCGTTCGATGACGGCTACTGGAGGGTCACCGAGACCACCACGGACGACGATGGCACGACCACCACCCAGACCGTCACCGATGAGAAGCCCTGACCATGGCGAGCATCTCGCGAACCTTCGAGGCCTACTTGATCGACCGACTGGGTGAAGTGCCCGAGGGCATCGACGCAGTGGTCAGCCCGCTGTCCGCCTCGCAGCGAGACGAGTTCACCCGTGCATGGGTCAACGCCAGCGACAGCCAGCGTGAGCGCCCTGCCGAGTCATGGGTGGTCCGAGACGAGGACCGAGCAGCCTTCGAGCGATTCCGCACCGGCATCAACGAGCTGGTCCCCGTGCTGGCCAACGCCGAGAACAACTTCTAGGAGCGCCCATGACCGAGACGGACCGCACCTTCCTCACGAAGGCTTACGACCTCGCGCTGGAGCGCGGGGACTACGACGACGACGTGGCCACCGTGGCGCAGTACCTCGACCACGGGGGCGAACGTGATCTGCCTACCCTCACCCAGGCTATGCGGGCAGCGGGGACGTACTTCGGTCGAGTCGCAGGGGTGAACCCATGAGTGAGCACCACCGCTCCACTAGCTGGAAGGTCATCCTCCGCACGGTCAAGCCCCGTGTCGTAGCGGCCCTCCCCGCGCCGTGCATCGAAGGGTGCGGTCGCATGGTCAACCCGGGCGACGCCTTCGACCTCGGACACATCGTCAGTGTCCACGCAGCCCGACGCATGGGCTGGACAGAGCAGCAGATCAACGACGCATCCAATCTCGGTCCGGCCCATCCACGATGCAACAGGGCGTCCGGAGGTAGGGCGGGCCGTGCCATCCAAGTAGCAGCAAGCAAGCAGAAGCGGAGGCTCCCATCGTGGTGAAGCACAGCAAGTTCATCGCCATTGGGACCGTGGTCCTCGTGGCTCTCGTGCTCCTCGTGGCCTACGTGAGCGCACCGCACCAGACCGGCGGCACCAGCCCCCTCACGCCTCAGCAGCAGGAGCGCGTGGACGACCGACTCAACCAGTGCATCGCCACTGGCGACTGCTGACCAGGAGCAACACGTGACCATCACCCAGCCCGCCGACACTGGTTCTTTGACAGCAGCACCGGAGTCCCCCGCCATGGCAGCAGAGGTTTTCTATCCAGATGCATGGACTTCGGTCCGCGACTCTGGCATCCCCCCTCTCCATGAGTCGGAACTGGACTCTGATCCGGCGCGACGTCAGGAGTTCCTGGACGGGGCAACGCTCCTGGGGGTGCACGGCGGACGCAAGGAGCTGAAGCCGCAGCAGCTCCGCCTGGCTGACGTCTGCAATGCCGGTCACACCACGGTCGGCATCCTCTTGCCACGACGCAGCACGAAGACCACGACGCTCCTCGCCCTCGCGCTCGGACGGTGCGCCAGCCGGGAGGACTACCTGGTCGGCTACACGACGTGCACGACAGGTCAGAAGGCTCGTGACCGCTTCCGGAAGGACATCGTGCCGGTCCTGGAGCGCCTGTTCCCCGACCCCGCCTCGCGGACGTTCAAGATTCGCAAGGCGGGTGGCTCCGAGCGCATCGAGTTCAACAACGGCAGCATCTTCCAGGTGTTGCCGCCACAGGGTGAGAGCTTCCGCTCCGACGCCTTCGACCTCATCATCTTGGACGAGGCCGGCGAGGCTTCTCCCGAGATGACGGAGGACTTGCTCGCTGGCGCACTGCCCACGTTGGACACGCGCCCGGACGCGCAGATCATCGTGGCCGGGACCGCAGCGAAGTACCGGAAGGGCAACCTGCTCTGGGACACGCTGGAGGACGGACGCACCGGTCAGGCCAGCACTGGCGTTCTGGAGTACGCCGCACCGGACACCACGGACATGGCCGACCTGGACGACTGGGAGAAGGTGGAGGCACTGGCACTGGCCGCTCACCCCGGCATCGGCGTCCTGACCACGCTGGACATCGTGCGTCAGCGCTGGGAGAAGCTGTCGCGCCGCCAGTTCGCGGAGGAGTACCTGTCGATCTTCGGGACGGACGGCTCGGTCCAGAGCTTCCTCAACGTCGGGCAGTGGTCCGACCACACCGACTCCGGCGACCTTCCGGAGATGCCCACGGACCGCGTGGTCGGCCTCGCGATCACCGTGCACCCCGACCAGTCCTGCAGCGCGATCACGGCTGCCTGGCGCGACGACAAGGGCCGCGCCTGCCTCCTGCTCGTGGACTACCGCTCCGGCTCGGGGTGGCTCGCGAAGCGGGCGAAGGAGCTGTCGGCCAAGCTTCGGGGCACCGTCGTCTTCGATGAGAAGGGGCCGGTCCGCGTCGAGACGGAGATTCTGGAGCGCATGAGGCCGCGCCCGAAGATGGCTCCACAGACGTGGAAGAACGTGGCCACTGCAGCCGCGCTCCTCGCGAAGGAGATCGACGCAGGGAACATCGTCCACTGGGGCCAGGAGGAGCTGACGAGCGCCGTGCAGCTCGTGACGAAGCGTGGCACCCCGACGTCCAACTCCTGGGCCTTCGGTCGCCGTGAACCAGGCCACAGCATCATCGCCGCCGAGGGCGCATCGCTGGCGCTCCGCTGGGCCGACGAGAACCCGAAGCGGGCGAAGTACTCCGGCATCGTGGTCTGATACAAGATCCAAACTTGTAGCAAATGCCCAGGTTCGCGGAGCTGAGCAACCCTCGTAGTTAGTACAAGTGCCGGTACAATGGCGGCATGGGATTGATGTCGGCTCTTGGCTTCACGCGGAAGCCTTCGCTGACCCTTCCCGACCTGTCGCTGGCCAGCCCGTGGCAGCCGCCCGGAGCGCTCAACCAGATCACCGTCAAGGACATCTGGGGTGCTGAGGTCTCGCAGAACCTCCCGCTGGACCGTTCTGTCGCCATCACCGTCCCGTCCGTCAGCCGTGCTCGCAACCTGCTCGTGGGCGCGATCATGCAGTACCCGCTGGTCGCACTCACGGGCGAGACCAAGACGGTGACGCTGCCGGACGGCACCAGCGAGACGCGCCCCGTCCAGGTCGGTCCCCAGCCGACGTTCCTGTATCGGACCAACGGCGACGTGTCTCCTCAGGAGCGTATTGCCTGGACCGTCGATGACCTGATCTTCTACGGCACCAGCCTCTGGCTGACCGACCGTGGCGCGGCTAGTCAGATTCTTGAAGCGACCTGGCTCCCGCAGTCGCAGTGGCGGTGGAACAAGGACGGCGAGCTGGAGGTCCGGAACGCCAGCGACCTTTGGGTCGAGCTGGACGACACGGACTACATCCTCTTCAACTCGCCCTTCGAGGGTCTGCTCAACATCGCCGGTCGCACTCTCCGCGGAGCTATCTCCACGGAGGAAGCCTGGACCGGGCGCATGAGGAACCCGATCCCGCTCATCGAGCTGTCCATGTCCGAGGAGCTGGAAGAGGAAGAGATTCGCTCCCTCATCCAGGCATGGTCCGACGCTCGTACCGGTGTGAACGGCGCGGTCTCCTACACGCCTCCCGGGATGGAAGTGAAGGACCACGGCTCGCTACAGGCCGACCTTTACACCGAGGGCCGGAACGCGATCCGTACCGACGTCGGCAACTTCCTCAACATCCCTACGTCGATGATGGACGGCTCCCTCGCAGAGGCCTCCCTCACGTACCAGACCACGGAGGGCATCAGGAACAGGTTCCAGGTCGAGTCCGTCCCGTTCTGGACCATGCCGATTGAGGCAGCCCTCTCCGCCGACAAGGTGGTCCCTCGCGGTCAGCGTGTGCGCTTCGACAAGAGCCAGGACTACACCCCGATCCCGACGCCTACGGGCGCACCGTCGAAGGACTGAGACATGGCCGACATCATCATTGACGCCGGAACCCTCACGGCGAACGAGACCGACCGCACCGTCACCGGCCTCCTCGTGCCGTATGGCGAAGAGTGCCGCTCCAACCTCGGCAAGTTCACCGTGGACGCCGGTGCGTTCAAGCTCCCTCACCCGTCCGTGGTCGGCTTCAACGTCGAACACGCCCGTGAGGACTCCGTGGGACGCGCTACCGCGCTCCAGGAGACCCCGGAGGGCATCGTCGCGACGTTCTCCGTTGCCCCAGGCGACGACGGCGACGCCGCCCTCGCAGACATCAAGGCTGGCAAGCGCAAGCACCTGTCCGCGGAGGTCGCGAACGTTGCGATCAAGGCGGGACGCGCTGTCGGCGGAAAGCTCTTTGGAGGAGCCCTCGTGCAGACCCCCGCATTCCCCTCCGCGACGCTCCTCGCAGCGGCCGTGGACACCCCTGAGCCTGTCGAGCCGGTCCAGCCGGACGACAAGGACGGCGTGACCGAAACGAAGACCGTCGTCAACGCGGACGGTTCTTCGACGGTGACGACCACCACCACCAAGACCGAGACCGACGCTGACGGCACGGTCACCGAAGTCAAGACCGTCTCGACCGAGACCGTCGCCAAGCCCGTGGATGAGACCACGGAACCAACTCAGGAAGAGGAGACCCCCGTGGGCGTTCCCAACACTCTCCAGGCGAGCGCCAAGAACAAGTCGGGCGCTCCGCAGAAGATCGGCAAGACTGCCTTCTTCTCCCTCCTCGCAGCGAATGACCGCGGCGAGGTTCAGGGCCAGGACGCACAGTCCCTGGCATCGCTCGCGAAGGCTACCGGCCTGTTCGCCCTGTCCGACGTGAAGTACGACGGCACCGGCGGCATCACCACCGGCATCCAGCTCCCCGAGTGGATCGGCGAAGTCTGGGACGGCAACGACTACGCGCAGAGGTACGTGCCGCTCTTCTCCCACGCGGACCTGACCAGCCTGTCTTTTCAGGGCTTCCAGTGGGACGTGAAGCCGCAGGGTGGTGACTGGGCCGGTAACAAGACTGCCGTTCCGAGCAACGTCCCGAAGTTCAAGGTCGTCAAGGCTGACGCGCAGCGTTACGCCATGGCGCACGACATCGCTCGCGAGCTGCAGGACCTCCGCGTCTTCGGTGACACGAACTTCTTCGACATGTACTTCAACGCTGGCGTGGAGGACTACAAGAAGTGGGCTGACAACAAGGTCATCACGGCTCTCCAGGCCAACGCTGACTCGCTCGTGGCGGACAACCCCGCCGGGGAGGACATCGGCCCGGCCATGAGCGCTCTCGTGGACGGTGCTTCCGCCCTCATCGCTCGCAACGTCACGCCGACGTTCGCCCTCGTGGGTGCCGACTACTTCAAGCAGATCGGCAAGACCACCAACAAGGACACGCTCGGCTACCTCAGCGCATCCCTGGGTCTCCGCAACGAGGACGGCTCGCTGGACGGCTTCTCGCTGGTCCCCTCCAACGACATCGCCGGAACGGACGTCTACGTGGGTGCCGGTCAGGCCATCACCGTTCGTGAGCTGCCGGGAAGCCCGCTCCGTGCGGACGCCCTGGACATCGCGCGTGGTGGTATCGACCACGGCCTCTTCGGCTACCTGGGTGTCCAGGTGAACAAGCCGGACGCCCTCCTCCACGTCACCCCGTACACCGCGGGCTGACCCCTCCACCGAGCGCCGGTCAGACGGCAACGGCTTTGGCCGGCGCTCGGAACAACTTCTAGAGAGGAGGCGACCGTGGCCGCTTTCATCGCAGGTGACACCCCGGTCGCCTCCTTCGATTTTGACAAGCCTGATGAGCTTCCGCAGGGCACCACGTCCCTGGAGGTAGCGGGGCAGACGCTCCCGACTGAGCAGACCGTGGACGCCTTTGTCGGTTCCTGGTCTGGCCTGACGCTCCCCGACGTTGGGGTGTACCCGGTGTACGGCGTCGTCACCAAGGACGGCCGTTCGCAGCGCACCCTGGTGGACGCCCTCGTGGTTGTTGACCCGGATGACCAGTGGTTCAACGTCATCACGGCCCGCGAGGACTGGGACGGCGCTCCTGAGCAGGACGGCACTCTCCACCGCCTCCTGAATCTCGCACGTGAGCAGATCGAGGCCTACGCGCCCGCCGTGGCCGATGGCACCCCGGTACCGGAGCGCTACCGGTCGGCGCAGCTCGTGCAGGCCCGCAACACCTTCAACGCCTCCATCTCCAACGGAGACAACTCCATGGACATCGGCGGTGGCCTCATCATCAACATCCGCCCGCTGGACTGGGCCGTCAAGCAGATGGTCCGTCCGCCTCGCGGCCTGAAGAAGGTTGGCTGATGGCTACTCGCAAGAAGACCGGCGTGGTCCGTGCAGTCATCATCGACGCACTGAAGCCGCGCCTCCCTCGTGGCTGGAAGTTCTTCCCGTACCGCGTACCGGTGGAAGCCATCAACTCCACGACGGTCTGGGTCCGCCTCCAGACGATCGCCAAGCTTCCCGAGGCTCCTCAGAGCGGGGTCCACCTCGTCACGTACATCGTCACGATCGCTGTCCCAGAGGCAGACATGAGCGAGGCAGACGCCCGCTTGGACGATGACGTCATCGCCCTGGTCCAGGCCCTGGACCTCCTCCCGAACATCCGTCGCGCGACCGCTGAACAGGTCAACGTCACGGATTCAGTTCTCGGCTACGACATCACCGTCGAGATCATCACCCACCCGATTCCCGACAAGGAGTAATCCATGGCAAACATCGCCGTATCGCCCTTCATGATGTCGAACGCGACCTTGAAGGTCGCAGCCGACAACTACGAGGCCGCAGTCTCGTCCGTCGAGTTCGCACCGACGTCCGCCACGTCCACGTGGAAGGGACTCACCCCGACCGCGGTCTTCACCTTCGCGCAGACCTCCACGTGGACCGTCGCACTGAGCTTCGCGCAGGACTGGGCGACGACCAACAGCCTGTCCCGCTACCTGTTCGACAACGAGGGCAAGACCGTCGCGGTCGCTTTCACTCCGAAGGCTGGCGGCGCGACCATCTACGCGAACATCGCCATCGCACCGGGGTCCATCGGCGGCGCTGTGGACTCGGTTGCCGTGTCCACGGTCACGCTGGGTGTCGTCGGGAAGCCGTCCTTCACGGCTCCGACCGCCTGAGCTGGGGGGGGGTGCGTCAGCGTGGCGGGCAGCGGCCGGATCAGTGTCTTTGCGAGCAAGGACCTTCGGACGCTGCTCGCCACTCTGAAGCAGGTACCCAAGGACGTTCAGAAGAACGTTCGTGCTCAGACCAAGGCGGAGGCTCAGCCGATCTGGCAGTCCGAAGTCCAGAGCCGCGTGACGTCCCGTCTGGACCAGCGCGTCCTGGGGAACACCGCTCGAGTTCGGGTCTCCAACCAGAACGTGATGCTGGAGTCCGCCCGCATCGGGAAGTCCCTCCAGCACGGCGTGAAGCCGTCGCAGCTCGCGGGCGGCGTCGAGTTCGGCGCGAACCGCGAAGAGAAGACCACCTACACCGCGACCAGCCGTAACGGGAAGCGCTACTCCGTCACCCGGCGCACGAAGCGCCAGCTCCCGTCCCGCAACACCAACGGCCGGATCATCTTCCCGTCCAGCCGCAAGGCCGTTCCCCGGCTCGCGAAGCTCTGGGTGCAGACGTCCTTCCGGACCCTGCTCGACGCATTCGACAAGAACAACTAAGGAGGCGACCATGGCTGGATTCAGCGTCGGCGTAGCTGCCGACACCCGCGCCTTCGAGACCGCCGTCAAGTCCGGCATCATCGACCCGCTGGACGACGCTCAGGACGCCCTGCTGGACCTGGGGAAGTCCGGCGAGAAGGCCGGTGACGGCCTCTCCAAGAGCACCCAGGACGCAGAGCAGTCGCTGTCCAAGCTGGGCCGTGAGGCCAAGGACGCCGGGAACGATGTCGAGCGCGGCATGAAGGACGCCGAGCGCTCCACCGAGAAGCTCGGGCAGGCTGGCAAGGATGCCGGGGATGACCTGGAGCGCGGCCTGAAGGACGCGCAGCGGCAGACCGCCCGCACCTCGGATGACTACCGGGACATGGCCCGGAAGATTCAGGCCGACTCCGAGAAGATCAAGACGTCCAGCCGAGAGGCATTCGACAAGTCCGCTTCGACCACGGGCGAGTTCAAGGAAGAAGCGCTCTCCAACTTCTCGGAAGTCACCAGCTCCTTCCAGGGCGACATGACCTCCATCACTGACCTGGCTCAGGGCACGTTCGGTGGTCTCGCTTCCATGGGCGGTCCGGCCTCGCTCGCCTTTGGTGGCATCGCCGTTGCGGTCGGTCTCATCGGCTCCGCGCTCGCGCAGTCGGGCGAGGACACCGAGGAGTTCAAGCAGAAGATCAAGGACCTGGCAGAGACCAAGCTGGGTGACCTGTTCAGCCAGTGGGAGGACTCCGGCGACGACCTGTCTCGTGGCCTCCGCAAGTGGGCCACCGACGCCGACAGCTACGGCGGCTCGCTGACCGACCTCCAGAAGAACCTCCGCAAGGCGGGGGTCGAGTCCGGCAAGTACGTGGACTCCATCGCCACCCAGTCCGTGCCAGCGATGCGCGACGCTCGCAAGGAGATTGAGGCTCAGATCAAGAGCCTGGACAAGCAGGCATCGGCGCAGCGTGGTGCCGGTAACGGAGCCTCCGCGCTGGCCAACAAGTTCGGTGAGCAGTCCGACGCTGCCCGCGCCGTGAAGAAGCAGTTGGACGACAACCTGAAGGTGTCGGACGAGTACGAGAAGAGCCTCCGCGCCGTCGCCAAGGCGTCCGGGCAGACCGTCGAGCAGTACAAGGCATCCGCTGAGGCAGCCGCCGACATGCAGGCCGCGAACGAGTCGCTGGCCGACTCCATGAAGTCGCTTGCAGCCGACAGCGCAGAGAGCACCGCCGAGGTCCTGGACAACTCCGCGATGAGCGCAGAGAAGTACATCCGGGACACCCGGAAGCGGCAGGCTGCCGACGCCGAGTACTACTCCAATCTGTCCGCGGTCGGCAAGGCTGTGCCCGATGACGTCCTCAACTACCTGAAGACCCAGGGCGAGAGCTTCAGCCAGGAGCTGGCGACCTACCTCGCGGCGACGCCGGAACAGCAGGCAGCGATTTTGGAGACCTGGAAGACGGCAGCCGGAGCGGGCACGGACATCGACGGCCCCACGGTAAAGGCCAAGGGCGACACGTCCGACGTGGACAAGAAGACCGCGGAGAAGGGTCGCGAGACCAAGGCCGGTCCCACGTCGAAGCTGAAGGCCGACGCCAAGGACGTGGACAAGACCACCGCCGCGAAGGGTCGTGAGAAGAAGGACGGCCCGACGCTGAAGTTCGGCGTCGATGACGACGCTGTTGAGAAGGCGCTGGCTCGGTACAAGAACCGGACGGTGGCCGGCCCGACCATCAAGTTCGGTGTGGACACGTCCGCCGTGGACACCGCCGCAGCTCGCATCCGCAACAACCCCATCACGCAGACCGTGAACCAGCAGCTCGGAAAGCGGGTGGCCTAGCCATGTCCACGATCATCACGGCTTCTACCGGCGTCCAGACGGCCCCGCTCCTCGTGGACGGCTGGACCGAGAGTGTCGAGTCCCGGAACGTCATCAATCCGATCATGGGCGGCGGGGTCGATGTCACGCCGCTGAGCGCGGGCAAGCGGACCGGTTCGTTCGTCCTCATCTACGGGACCGAGGCAGACGCCAAGGCAGCCTTCGAGCTGCACCGGCTCGCGGCGACGTTCCGCATGACTGACTCCGACCTGCCCACGCTGGACCTGACGTACGTCCTGTCGGGGTCGCTGGAGCGGGCGTTGGACGACGAGTCCCGCGTCCTTTGGCTCGTGACCGTCAACTACCAGGAGATCTAACGTGGCGTTCCTGTCTGACGTGACCTGCTCCGTAAAGGTCAACGGCACCGCGCTTGACGTGGCCGAGGATGCCGTCACGCTGAGCTTCGATGAGGGCAACAGCCCGTGGATGACGGCGACCGCTGTCGTCGTGCGGCCCGCAGACGCCACGCTCGCGCTCCTGGAGCCGGTGGCGAAGTCCACCGTCGTCGTGACGTTCACCGTGGCCGGGGTACCGCTCGTGCTCAACTTCCAGGTCATCGACTGGGGCTTCAGCCCTGAAGAAGACCGGGTGGCTCTGGCGCTCGCATCCTCCGAGTACTCGCTCCTGACCTACGCACCGCCAGCGGACATCAACTACAACGTCTCCGACCAGGGCAGCCTCCGCGGTCTCTGCCAGAAGGTCCTCACGAAGGCGCTCGGCAAGACCACGACCGTCACGGTCGCTTCGGGTGCGGACGTCGCGATCCCTACCACGCGTGACGTCACGAACTACGTCCCCGGGGGCAACTTTGAGACCGCCACCGGACTGTGGACCGGCAACAACGCCACCGTCACCCTCGTGACCGGCTGGAAGCAGTTCGGTAGCTATGGGCTGAAGATCACTCCGGCCAACACCAGCAACCAGAGCTGGGCGACCGTCGTCGTGCCGGTGACGGCAGGCGGCACCTACACGCTGTCCGCCTACGTCCGAGTGCAGGCGCTCCAGTCCGGCACCCTCAACTCCGCAGCACGTCAGTTCCAGGCCGTGGCGACGTTCCAGGACGGCTCCGCTGTCAGTACGCAGATCATCGGCCGCAGCGCTCAGGCCCCAAACGTGGGCTTCACCACCACCCGAGTGACGATGACGTTCACCGTGCCGCAGAACGCCACCAGCGTCTCCGTCCGGCTCGTGAACGGCGGGTCCAACAGCGCAGATAACAGCATCTACGTCGATGGCGTCCTCCTCGTGGAGGGCAACGGCAAGGACACCAACGGCACCGCCATGGACTACTTCGACGGTGACGACACCGACACCAGCCTCTACCGCTACGACTGGACTGAGGACGCCGGACTGAGCACCAGCACCCGCACCGCGCTGGGGGCCGATGAGGACTCTTTGCTCTGGGTAGCAGGGCAGACCGCCGACGACTTCCTTCGCCCCGTCGTGGAGTCCTCCGGCTTCCGCCTCTTCCAGAACGAGAAGGGGCAGTGGCTCCTGGCGAACGCGGACTACGCCGTCGCCGGGGACGTCGCCATGCGCTACGGATCGAACATGTACGAGGGCAGCGAATCCACCAGCGTCGGAACCGAGGACGTGGACGGCTTCCCACTGAACGCGGATTCGGTCATCGTCAAGTACTTGTGGACCGACCTTCTCGGTCGGGAACGGACCGCCATCGACGTGGCGGCTCCCACCGGCTCCACACGGCCGTACGTGCTGGAGAAGGACGGCACTCCGTTCCCCGGCAAGGGGCAGGCTGCCTACCTGCTGAAGCGGCTCCAGGCCCGGACGCGGCTCATCGACACGACGGGTCGTCCGGACTGGTCGGCACGTCCCGGCATGGGCGCGACCGTGGTCCTCCCGAACCGACCACTGGCGACTGGCTATGTCGAGGCCCTGACCTTCGACTACGCCGCCCGAACCATGACCCTCAGCACCAAGGGTCTGGTCACCACCCCGTCCTCCGCGTGGAGCCAGCTCGCTGCTGGTGTCGCGTGGAGCGCATCCCCCACCGGCTCCTCATGGGCCGCTGAGACCGTCTGAGAGGACGAGCAATGGCAATCGGAGACAAGGCCGCAGCAGCGGGCCTCACCACGTACAGCTCCACCCAGGACCGCCGCCTCGGGTACGAGAACGACAACCGGAACGCGGACTACATCGCGGAGGACCGCGCCCGCCTGACGACGCTGGAGGGCGTGGCGATCGGCGTCCCGAAGTTCTCGGTCGCGAAGTCGTCGGCAGGGCAGACGGTCCAGTCTGACAACCCGACGTTCTTCACGTCCGCTGCGTTCAGTAGCCCGGTCATCAACAAGGGCGGTTGGGGCTGGAGCGGCGGTGTGCTGACCGTTCCCAAGACCGGCGTCTACATGGTGGTCGCGACCATGAAGCTGGCTCCCACGGACTACTACCGTCAGTACTGCGGAGTTACCAGGAACGTCTCTGACCCAAGCAACCTCACGGCGGGAGCCTTCATCGCGCGTGGCGTCGTCTTCCCCGGCGACCGCGCGTCGAACCAGTCCAACTCTGTCGGACCGTCGATCACGGCGACGCGGCTCCTGGTCGCGCTCAACCAGGGTGACCAGCTCCGCATGGTCGGCTTCCAGTCGAACTACGGGCAGAACACCGTGGGCATCGATGACGGCGCGACGTCGCTGACCTTCGAGGTCATCCTCCAGGACGTCTAGACCTAGGGGCAGACACCAATCGGACGGGCACGTAGCAGTTGAAGCGCGGCCGCTACTTTGCCCTCGGCTGCGGAGATGACTCCGGACGGGAAGCGAACCTGCTGCGTGCCGTCCAAGTTGGTTGGCAGGACGACACCCTCCTCCACGACGATGATGGCGTGATCCCAGCCAAGCCGCCCCTGGAAGAACCCGATCTCATGGATGACGTTCTGTCGTCCGTGCCAGGTCCCGTCCTTCATCTCATCGGCCTTGGTTAGGACAAGGACGGCAGCCGTTGAGGCTGCAGCCATGCCCTGCAGGATGTCGCTGATGACCTGACCCGTGCGTGGCAGCGCCTCGAAAGCTTCCACCTCGTACCCATGGTGGTCTCGCAGGTTATCGCGCAGTTCCCTCCATTGGGAGTCGCCGCCATGCCCAATGAAGACGCGGAAGGGCGGCTGCTGCATCGGGGCGACGGGGACGAACGACCACGGCTCCAGCATGCTGGTGAGGATCTGTTCGATGGCATCGAGAGTGGGCGGAAGGGTGTCGTCGTCGAAAATGTCTCCGCGAGCGTCGAGCGTCACTTCGGATTCCCACGGGACGAAGGAGACTTCCAGCTTCCTGGATGCCCACGTACCCTCGATGAGGATCGTGACGTTTTCAACATCTGGGAGGTCCAAGTCGGCAAACACCCCGGGCTCGTAGTCCTTGATTGGGATGTCTGTACGGCTGCGGTTACCGCGCGTGATCGACGTGATACCCGCCTTGATACCCCCGAGCTGCCCAGTCTCGCGATACGCGTCAATCATGTCGGAGTACTGATTGGTCCAGCCGTGGCCCGCCTTCCTCCCATGCTTCGCAGCCGCCCGCTCCAGGCTCCCAACCTCACTCTTGTGTACGAGCGCGACCAGCGCTTCGGCAGCGCCAGAGGTCGGGCGAAGCGCAGGCAGACGAGACGTTTCCAATGGGGTGTCCTTCCAATCAGCCTCAACGTACAGGTGGCCGCCGACGAGCATCACTCGACACTCGGACGCATCGACTTGACTTTCTGGGCCAGGAAACGCCACCGCGTCGGTCGCGTCCCCGGTGCCGACTCGGCGAGCAGCGCCCCCTGCCGCGCCACGTTGTGGAGCAGCTGCGCGTTGCCCACCGGGTAGAGCTGGTCGATGCCACCCGCCA